GTTCTGTTGGTATGCCAACACCTTCAACTTTATTATCAGTATGATAACCAAGTATACGCACTCGACATCTACCCAACTTCAATGGGTCTATTCTATCCTCTACGACACCTTGCCACCAAACAAATTCACCGAACATAATTATATTTCCTTTCGTGATTTTCTATAAGATACTTGTGTTTCCATACCATCTTTACACAATTCAATTTTCATTCTATACGATACTTTAGGGTCTGTTGATTTAACACTAGAAAAAATGTGTTGAATAGCTGTAACCATATAATTACCACTCAGGTATCTATCGTAAATAGTATCAGAACCTTGATCTTTTTCAGAAGTTTCTGGTGATGGTAATTCCAATTCAACAATTTGTCCTACTCTTAAACCAGAAACCCCACTAGTCTCAATTAAAATAATTGTACCGTCATGGATACCCATATTATTTCTTCTTCTTTGTCTCCAAACATCAACCTCATTATCATACTCATCATTAGCATTAGTAGAATACATATTATCATGTTTAGGATAAAATTCTACATTACCATCAAACTGTCCAGACATACGCTTTAAATCATTTGGATAATCCATTGAACCGCCAGGTGCATAGGATGTTCTTGTTACTTCAGCTGATTTAGTTTCTATGTCAGAGTCATCCAAAGGAGGAAACTCCCCTAGATGATAAACCTCTTGCCATTGTGAAAATCCATCATAATCATTCTCCTCTATAGTCTTTGTTACTATATCATGTGTAATTAATTTGGAACTATACACACCCCTTTTAATCAGCTCATCTCTATTGAATTGTTTAATGAATCCAATCTTGTCAATTTTTATTATTCCCTTAGATAAATTTTCTACACCAGTAGGATCATCTACTCTAGGTCTAAGTACAAATTTAAATAATGGCGGACGTTCTGCAATCAATGAATCTAAACTAACAAAAAATGAACCATTAACCGTTTCAAAGAAAACATAATTAACACCGAATGATTCCTCTGGTACAGCACGTTTTGACAACCAGAGTATAGCATCTATCGGATTTAAATTCGGTATAATAATTCTTTCAGTTCTTTCTGTGGGTTCTACATATAAACCTCTTATGTCATTCTTTTTCTCTGATTCATTTCTATCATCCAAATAGGTTAAGTATATATCACTAACTATTTCACTTATAGTTTTATCAAAATAAGATTTAGATACCTTAGAATGAACACTACTCATATATTGTTCAGAGTATAAAGCCAAAGTAAACATCTGTGACTTTGGTTTATTGTATGCTCTATTATTTAATGCGTTAACGTGCATCGGTGGCGGTTTAATACTTAATATATGTTCTTCCCTACCACCAGCATCAAAACTATTTAAACTTATATCAATATCAACAGTCTCTTGACCAACTAATGCTAGCTTATTTGGAAGATTGACTGAATCGTTTAATACTAATGTAGTTGTTAATGAAGAACGATATATATTTTCATATATTGCCATCTCTAACAAATGTGGAATTAAGTCATATTTTCCAGTAGAAGAACGGATTGTTACTTCTTTTATGGTGACATCAGTTACATTACTTTGTTTTGGCATAATATTATTCTATTACAAGTTTTTTAAACTCTTTTAGTATTTGTTGTATATATTCTGGTCTAATAATATTAATGGTTCTTTTGGCATCATTCATAGTTTCTTCATATACAAAATTAGTCACAGCTGTAGCACCAGCTACATCTGAATCAACTTCATACCCGTCTGCATCTTCATAATGATGTACATCATTGATATTCGTATATTTCTTTGCAACAAACTTTTGCAAATCAAAGTATGTCAATGGCCAGTCGTAATATGGATTGGTCATATAATTTGCATACATGACTATCCAATGTAATGTAGAATCACCATATATTTGATGTGCGAGTGTATCTGCTCTATCACCATCACTAATAAAATACTGTTCAAAGAAAGCAGAGTTGATAATATTCATCTTCTTTCTTATGCGTGTAAGAACATTTGTAATTGCTTGAACACGGGGATTATTCTTTTCACCACGAACATCATAACCTATTTTTGGAAAATAGCTAAAGTATGCCATTAAAATTTATTTCCTTTCGCGTTTTTAAATCTACCGACTGATGTTGATCCCATAACATCATCTTTAGTAATTAATTCAGTTTCTTCAAAATCTAATTGCAAAGAAACTTCTATGGGTGCTCCACCCTTAAATGATCTCCACTCTTTTGTTGAAAAATTAGTATTGACTGATGTGCAGACACAATACTTGAGTTGTGGTAGATATGGATTTGTAACTAATGTGTCACCAGTTGCCTTGCCGGACTTGATTGCTGTTTCTTTAAAAGTTAAAAACTCAATAAGAAATTCATGTGGATAATTAAATATACTACCCTTTCCTTCTTCAAATGATGGTTTTGAAAGAGCTCTTAATGTTTGTATGATACTGTGTAACTTTCCTACTTCTGTTTGACTTGCTGGATTGAATATCCATGAAAAGGAAAATTTACGAAAGTCAATCCCTTCAAAGGTTTGTTCTTTATATGGATTTGTTTTAATACCCATTGCCGATTCAATACCTTTTTGTACCCCATCAGATGCTAAAACACCAAGTACTGCTCCTGCTACACCTCCACCCATGATTTTCCCAAGTATACCACCCGTTGCTCCACCCATTCCCACAGCAGCACTTGCAAGTGCAGCACCGGCAGCTGCCCCTTTAAGATCACCTTGCATTACTCCACCAACAGCACCTAACTCAGATGCTGCCCACGATACACCTTCACTAAAAGTATTTTCTTTTGGCATAGGTAGATAGATTGTACTTTTTAAATTATCTGTTGTGTTTAATCCTTGTCTTGCTTTTAAACCTTCCCCTATTCTCCCAATAACTTTCTTACCTGTATCAAAGACTTGACCGGCCCCAGTTTTCTTTGCTTGTTCTTCTGCAGCTGCTAATGCTCTATTTGCTTTTTCTTGTGCGTCTTTTCCTTTTGCAGCTTTTGCCACGTCCTGAGCTTCCTTTACCGCCACTTTACCACTAGATTTAAATGTGTTAACATCATCTACAATATCTTTTTTTATTACCTGTAAATCAACACCCAATCTCTCATAGATACTAATTTTTAATTGTTCAGGATAAAATTTTATTTCTTGTAAATCAGAAGGAAAACTATGCTGAGAGGATGTTATTGTTTTTTTCGCTTCTTCAACTTTTTGTGCAATTGAATTTAAATTATCGGACATACGTCCATCGTTACCTGATGTCATTCCTAAAAACTCATCACTCATTATCGTTTCCCCCTAACCCTTAGTAAAGTTTCTCTATGTACTTTTGCTGTTGTCATCTTACCGCCAGCAGTCAACATGAATTTTTCTGCTTCCTTGAGTATGATATCTTTCCAACTAGACGGTAATATCTTAATTATTTTTGATCTTATATTTTCCCTTCTGTACCTATGAAATGCAGCTTTTGCAAAACGATATTTCTTTGCTGTTAATACCAACTGTCTATACGTTTTAACTCTTAACCTTGTATTTTCTGTTAATTGGTCTTCGTCTAAAAAGTTCTTCATATTCTCAATTATATCCGTCCTATACTTATTATACATATAGTGAAAGTTTATTCCCTCAAATAACTTTCCACGTTTTCTAAGAACAAATACAAGTGGAAATCTATCAAAGTATTTATTTCTAAGCTCAGCTTCATACTTGAAATAATACATATTTCCAGAAAATATGGCATTTACTCTCTCACCCTGTATTTTATTGATTTCTACTGTAGTTCCCATGTATGTATTTATAAGAGATTTATCGGATTCCTAATTCTTTTTCTGTAAGAACAACAAATTCCCAATCACGTTTTTCAGCATATCTCTTTGCAGCTTTCCACTTGGATTGGTTTACTATATAGGTATTGATCTTATTCTTATATTTAACAGTTTGTCTCTTGGGCTTCTTAGGGGGGAAACATTGATTATAGGGTTTTATCTCTATAATGTACTTCTTTGTCATTCCTGAGCGTGTCTTTACCTTGACATAGAAATCTACAAAATACCGTCTGGTACGTTTATCTATTGGGTGATAATAAGGTATAACTATGGTTTCTGAGCCCCACTCCATGACATTAGGATTTCCGTCTAAATACTTCATATAGATAAGTTCCCAACGTGACCTATGCTCACATTCTTGGAGATTTCCTATATATTTATCCTTATTTCTTACCTTATATTTTCCAACTTTGGGGTATTTTTTCATAAAACTCTTATAAATATGTTATACAGTATAACATATTTATAACAGGAGCAAAAAATGGGACGCACATTAGACGATTTTAAAAGTCAAATGACAAAATTTGCAAGGCCAAATCTTTTTGAGGTTATGATGACGCCACCAATCGGTGATACAGATAAAGTTCAAAGGATGCTCATCGCCTGTCACACTTGTAATGTTCCCGGCACAACAATATTAACTACTGAGAGAGATATGCCTCAGTCAGCTTATAAATCTATAGCATATCAAAAAACATATGAAGATGTTACGATGCAATTCTATCTTCATGGTGATATGAAAGAGCTTAAGATATTTCAAGATTGGACAAAGTTAATGATTGACCCTGTTACCAATCAGGTAGGGTATTATGATAGATATACAAGTGATGTTCATATTATAAATTTAGATAGAGCACAAGAGAAAACTTTAACTACTACATTAATTGATGCATATCCAAAGACTATATCAGCATTGGATATGAGCTATGGAACTACTGATGAAGTCATGTCTATATCTGTTACATTTACTTATAGATATTATACACAAATCTTCGCTGAAAAACAAGAGATTGTAGGTTACGATAACAATTCAGAAGAAGTAGATGTTGACAATGTTGTAGTTGATAACGTAAATTCAGTTTTAGATAAAACAAAAACATTACAAGTAGGACAGGGAATTCGTTCTGGTGGAACTAGTTTACTGGATTATAGAGGATCAGAATAAATAATAACAATATCATTTTATATTAAGGAGTCGATGAAATGGGATTACCACAAATTGCAATACCAGAGTACAGTTTAGAATTACCATCAAACGGTAAAGAATTAAGATACAGACCGTTCTTGGTTAAAGAAGAAAAACTTCTTCTTCTTGCTATGGAAAGTGAAGATGATAAACAAATAATGACAGCAACAAAGAATGTTCTTAAAAACTGTATCTTCGATGATATCAATGTTGACGATATGGCTATATTTGATATTGAGTATGTTTTCTTATGGTTAAGAGGAAGAGCCAAGGGTGAAAAACTTGAGTTGAAATACACTTGTCCAAAATGTAAAACTATCCTACCAATTAATTTAAATTTAGAAGATATTAAGGTAACAAAAATAGAAGGACATGAAAAAAAAATACAATTAACTGATGACATAGGGATAGTATTAAAATATCCAAATATGGCAATGCAGTCAAAGATCGAAAAAATAGATAGTGAAAATGAAGTTGAAATAATGTTTAAATCTATTCAGTTGTGTATTGATTATATCTTTGATAATGAAACAACGTATGCTAATAAAGATCATACAGAAAAAGAACTAGAAGACTTTATAGAATCTTTAACAGACGATCAGTTTAAAAAGCTAGGAACATTCTTTGAAACAATGCCTAAGTTACAACATAAAATTAATTTAGTATGTAAGGGTAGTAAGGAAGGAAAAAAGAAAAAAACTAATTGCGATTACAAAGAGGAGATGACATTGGAGGGTCTTCAATCTTTTTTCGTCTAATCCTCTGCGATGAATCACTAGCAAATATGATGAATACAAATTTTGCTATGATGCAGAATCATCAATACTCTCTTACTGAACTGGAGAATATGATGCCATGGGAACGTAGTATATATGTTGCATTATTAGCAAAACACATGGCAGAGGAAAATGCAAGACTTGAACAACAACGATAACTAATAAAGGTAAAAAACATGGCTGATGACAAAGATTACGACAGGATGCTGAAAAAGTTTATTAAGGCAAATGAAGACCTCAATAAAGTAGTAAAAAAATCAGCTGTAGATAGTATACAAGCCAAAGCAGCAATGGAGGGTCTTTTTCAAGAGCAGTTGGTACACGATGCAAAAGAAAAAGAAAAAAAATATAAAGAAGATACAGAAAATCTAACAAAAAAGATAATGGAAGAAAGGAAACTAAGTAAAGAAGCTTCCGAAATAATTGTAGCAGGTATACTTGAAGGAGAAGAGAAAAATGCACAAAAACGGGAAAAACGTGAGCAGAGTTTTGTCGGAAGGATAACGAATTCACTCATTGAAGACAAAGACAAAGGTAAAACAGATGAAGAAAGAATAGAATCAGCAAGACAACAAAAAGGTTTCTTTAAATCATTAAAGGATATGTTCAGTAAGAAAGATAAAGACGCTAGTGGTGGTATCTTTGGATTTATGAAAAAAATATTCAGTAAGATTAAGGGAGTTTTTAAATTTATTGTTGGGAAGTTTCTATTGATCGGTGCATTGGTTGTTGGTTTAATATCTAGTATGAATATGGATCAACTTAAAGAAGTATGGGGAAAACTAAAGGAAGCTTTTAAAGCAATATGGGAATTTTTAGAACCAATCATCACAACAATATGGGAATGGATTTCAGATACAGCAATTCCAGCTATTGTTGATAGCTTAATGAATAGTTTCAAATCTATTGGAGAATTATTTAAAAACTTAAAAGAAAGATTTAGCGGATTTACTGAGATGTCATGGGTAGAACGAATGTGGGCTATATTTGGTGCCTTTAAAGATATAGGTAGTTTTCTTGGTGATATGATAGGTAATTTTGCAGTCACCGTAGAAAAAATGTTTGGTGGAGATGGTACATGGATAACTGGTATATGGGAAAGTATTAAAGGTTTCTTTAATAGTATAGGAGAATTTCTTACAAACTTATTCACAAATCCAGTTGAAACAATAGATGGCATGATAATGGGTACGTTTGCGTGGATGAAAGATATTGGTAAATGGATATATGACACTCTAATTACTCCATTTGTAGATTGGTTTAAAACATTACTTGATTTTAGTTCTATAGGCAAAACATTAGAAAGTCTCATTAATATTGTTTATATAATACCAAACACAATTAAAAAGTTTTTACTTGACCCTGCTGTTAAATGGGTTGGTGATATGTTTGGTTTTGATACAAGTGCTTTTACTGATTTTAATATCGGTCAATTAGCGATGCAAGGTATTGATAGAATAATAAATTGGTTTGAGGAAAAGTTTGATTTTAAAATGCCTAAATTTTCAATGCCTGAATTTAATCTAGTACAAGGGTTTAAAGATATGCTTAGACCATTACTAGAAAAAGCAAGCGTATTTGTTCCAAATGATTTATT